ACTCTTTATATAAGCCGGATTTTCTTGGTATAGATGAGGGGCATTCTGGGAAGGCTTTAATACAGCATCTTAGAAACGATCCTCAATATAGACACAAGAAGTTTTCTGAGCGCATCATACCTATTAAGTTTAGGTCTACCATACCGGTTGGTAAAGACGAAGACGGTGACGATATAAGTGTGCGGGCGAAGCAGTTTGGAATGCAACTACTTCAATCCAAGGTAAATAATCACAATTATGAGTTTACCTGGAAGGACGAGGCTTTTATATCAGAACTTGAACGCACTACTTATAGACGCACACCATCGGGTGAGCTGGTATTTAAAACTCTAACTGTGCACGGAGGTTCGAGGCATGGGCAGGATCACAATCTTGCTGCATTCTTATGCGGAGAATTGGCTAATTATTTAGTTTACGATGTGGGCAAGTTACAGCGCCAGCGAGAAAAACTTTATCGCCCAAGGTGGGGAGTATTTTAAACAATGGCAAAAGATAGATTAGCACAGGCTGCGTTTTATAATCCGTTGCCTACACCTGAAAACCCTGTATGGAGTTTGAAGGAGTATCCAAGCAGCGGTGTTGATAAGATGCAGGTGCCAAAGAAGTATCATGATGTTATAGATTTGTGTAGATTCTTCTATGAGCACGACGGACTAGCATATAACACTATAAACAAACAGGTAGAGATTGGAATCAATGGTTACGATGTAAATCCAAAATCTTGTACAGATAATGAGTTATTAGTATACGAACATGTCAACCGTGTCATCGAGCGGTTTTTAAGGAGAGCTGCCAGGGAGTTCTTAATTTCTGGGTTGGTAGTGCCTGAAGTAACTTGGGGGTATGTTCCAGGTACGCGCATAGATAGTAAGTTGCGCAAACAGTATCTGCTACCTGTAGATATTTGGATTAGAGACCCTGCTAGCATCTCTCTCAGAAAGACGCCACTACCAAACCACGTAGTGGCAGTTGTAAAAATTTCAGAGAGTGATAAACACTTTATAGAAAGTGGCGGGGAATTTCTAGACGGTATAAAAGATCGTGAAACCTACGAACAATTAGTAAGCGAGTACCCAGATTTTGTACGCGCAGTTAAAGATGGAAAGTCGGTATTTAAATTAAACAACCCAGTTATAATAAGGCGGAATAATCATTCTGGCAATGTTTATCCTATGCCTTATTTATTGCCTGCCTTAGAATTGTTGATGCATAAGCGCAACCTGCTTAAGATGGATTATGCTATTGCTTCGAGAGTAATTTCAGCCATTCAACTTTTCAAGATGGGTAACGATGAATATCCATTGACAGAAGATGACGACAGTGTGATTGAGGACCTTAAAAAGCAGATGCGTTGGAGACAGATTAAAGGCAATCATGAGAGACTGTTTCAATTATTTTCTAATCATACATTAGATATTGAGTGGATTACTCCAGATGTTAAGGCGCTTTTAAGTGAGTCCAAGTATAATATAATTAACGAAGACATCCTGGCCGCTTTAGGTATTCCACGCATAGTAATATCGGGAGAGACCAAGCGTAGTGGAACGAGCAATTCTAAGATGGCTATGCTACCCCCTATTAACACTATTGAATTTATGCGCAGGCAGCTTTTGAAATTTCCAAAGAATTTATACTCTGAGATTAAAACCAAAAATAATTTTACTGGTATACCTGAACCTTATTATCCACCAATAAGACTTCAAGATTTGTCAGAGTTAATGGAAATTGGCAGAGTATTTTATGAGAGCGGGGTAATCTCAAGAACTGGTTGGGCAGAAATGGGTAACTTTGATTTTGATACTGAGATGCAACGCATGCGCATAGAGCGTGATAAAATGCAAGAGTTAGATTTGCTAGAACATCCTGAGATGCCTTATAGTCCTAAACCAAGTAAGGTTGGGGATGAAAAGCAAAAGGATTTAAACGAGGGAGAGCAAGATGCAGAAGATTAAATTAACTTCCTCTGCCGTGTTTCGTACAGAAGCATCGAGTGAAAACCCTAGTGTAGGGTACTTAGAATTTATTTTAACTGACAATAAACCTAATGAGAATAATCAAGGTGTGCCTGACAGCGCCTTTGCTAACCTGGTTGAAAGTGGCTTGTACATGCCAATAAAGGTGGCGGAGGGCGGGGTGCGCCCAGATCATTCTGACGCAGAACCTTTAGGGCCTATTGTAGAGTTAAGTATTGATGATGATAAAGTTCCTGGAAGGGCAGTTATCTGGAAGTCTGAAAGACCAGAAGCGTATAAAATGTTGAAAGATATGCAGGCGTCTGGTGATAATATAGATATTTCTTGGGAACTTTTATATTCAGAGTCTAAAGAGGACGAAGACGGAGTTCAGTGGTTGCAAGACCCTATATTACGTGGGGCCACTATAGTAGGGAACCCGGCGTATTCTGGAAGGACCCCGGTTTTATCTATAGCGTCAAAGAATGCGCCTATTATAAAACAGCTTAAAGAGGCGCTTGAGGCTGCTGATACACTAGAGGTATTTAAAGAGGAAGCACAAAAATTATTTGAGAATTATCAAGGTGGAAATAGTTCTTTAAATTCGGAGGAAAATATGGATATGCAGGAGCTTGAGGAGAAGGTAGAAGAGTTGAGTTCTACCGTTGAAGAGTTGGAATCTGCTAATGAAGAGTTGGCTAATGCAAATTCTGAGTTGGTTGAGGCTAATAAGGAGCTTAAAGAATACAAAGAGCAGCGAGAAAAGGCAGAGGCTGAGCGCGAGCTTTTGGCTGCGCGTTTGCAGGAACTCGCTGAGGCCGGTATTGAGCTTTCCGAGGAAGAGCTAGAAGAGAAGCGCGAGGTTTTCTTAGAGCTTTCTGATGAAGCTTTTTCGGCGATGATTACAATGATGAAAGAGGTGCGCTCTGCTGCGGCCTCTCAGACTGAACGAATTCCCGACCTTAGTGGTGATGCTGATGAATCCGCACTAGACATCATTCGTGAAGGTCTTAAGAATTTGGATAAGAGTTAGGAGTTCAGAAATGGAAATTAACAAGTTTTCAGATATTACTGGTGTGGTCACGACTGAAGATACCACGGAAGGTAGAATGGTGTTGTTCACTTCAACCTTCAGTTATTCAGACTTGACCGGTAGAAAGGAAGACGTTCCAGGAGTTAAGCTTCCTGATAATGCTTCCGAAGCCAGTAAGGCTAAGTACGTTCTTACTTGGAAAGTTGACCGGCGAGAACCGCCCATTGTCAGTTGGCCAAGTTATAATTATGCGTTGCGTCAGGGCTTTGATAAGTCTTCTAACGCACCTGTTACCGGAAAGAGCATTTATCTCACTTATCCTGGTTACCAGGAAAGTGTGACTATTCCTTCCGGTACGCTAGCGTTGGCTTTTGGTGGCGGAGTGTTTACAATTCCTTCTGGGCAGTTTATTTACAATGCTTCTATGCAGACGCCTGGAACTTCATTGTACGCTGCCGATGCCAGTAATGAAAGTGAAGCTAATGCTGGTAAGTTGACTGTTACTGCGAATGATAAGACTGCTGTTGCTGTTGTTGAGCGTTGGGACAGCGACAATTTTGCTCTTACTGTGCGCACGTTAAGCCCGTAGGGAGATGACAATGGATATTAACGAGAAGAAGTTTAAGGAAGCTTATGCTTCTTTGGCCAGTGATCGCAACAAGCGAGATGCTTTGGCTTCTCTGATTGTTGAGTATATTGACCCACGCCACGTTACTGAGGATATTGTGGGGCTTATGCTCAATACGCGCAGAATGGAGCCAGGAGATGCTATGGTCAAAAAGGTGCGCAAGGGTATTGAGGTGCGCAGTCTGGTACCCGGTTCGGTGCACTTGGCTAGTGAGATCACGGTTGAAGATCGTGTAAATTACATGCTCGACGGTGCTGACATTCGTGTCACTGCTAATGAGTGGGAGTTAGAATCAGGTGAGTTGGGTAGCGTTGCGGATATTCGCTCTGAGATGCAGGCTAAGCTTAAGGATTATTTTGTTAGCCGCGTGTTCACGAGCTTAGGGAATATCTGGTCGGCGTCCAATACCTCCGACAATTATGCTACAGAAGCTACGCTGTCTGCTTCTACTTTGAAAGATGCTATTGACGAGATTAATTATAAAGTTGGTAGTGTGCGCAGCGTTGTTGGTACGCGCAGGGCGCTAGCTCCTATAACGGAGTTTGGCGGGTT